GATAAGTCGGTTAGAAATGTGGGCGCGTGACGCTGGATTAAACTCCACAATTTTCAGGCTAGTGAAGGATGCATCCTTTGTCCGGTCAGCTTTAAGAGGGTCTTTATATTTGCAGCTACGTGCTGGTGTCTTGATACCTTCAGAGACAACCCAAGCTGGAAATAGCCCATAAAGTTCTTGGTAAATTACGTCACGTTGTTCAGCTAGATTGATGTACAGTTCTTGCGCTTTCTTTTCATCAAACACAAACCCATTACACTCCTGCTGCCACATCAGTTCAGCTACGCAATGCTCAAGGTCTAATGCCTGTTGGCTGTAATCTTTGCCCAACACTTTGTTGTACAGATTTACAGTGACACGAACATCTTGTTCGCAGTAAGTGAGCATTTCTTCCGTGAATTTATCCCACGCATTGTCCTTCTCACCATACTCACCTTTATGCTCTCCAAGCCTGTAACCCCAAGCCTTTAGCGAGTGAGAACCAATAAACCTGGGGGGCAAAGTTTTCCTGAAATGAGAGAAGTCTAAGTCCTTTACGTTTGACCATATAAGGCGTGAACACACGAGGGTGTCTATGACTTGCTTCGGTTTAAAATCAGGGTAGAGTTTCTGGATTGCTGGTATGTCAAACTTGATTCCATTGTGGGCAATCAATACATCAGCCGATTGAAGAAGAGCGATACCTTCACGTATCTCTTCAGGTCTAAACCTGTAGAGTGTGGTGGTGTCTAAGTCATAGGCAACGATGCAATGGATAGTCGTTAGGTCTGCGAGAAAGCCATTCGTTTCAATGTCTATGACTAGGCGCATTAGTTTAGCGTCAAGTCTAGTTCTAACTGAGTTGGCTCACGCTTTTGGTCACGCTTATCCATAAGGGCTGACATGGTTTTAACGAACTCTTGAATCGCAGGGGACACAAGACCAGTTAGGGTTAACATTTCATAGCTTTCAAGCTGCGCCTCTATCATGCTGTCAGTAAAGGTGAGCGTGAAATCGTCAAATGCATCTTCAACTTCTCGGTGAATTTTTATATCAAACATAAGTTTCTCCTTGTTAGAAATTTGCAGCTACAGGGGCTGAGTCAAATGGACTTGCCTCGTAAAGCTTTCCTGTTACATGGTTGTAGTTAAGCGGGAAGGTCAAACCAGTGGCTTGGCCTGTGTATCTATCTTTCAAGACACGGAAGGTTGTAGTCTGTCTCTCAGTTTCATCTTCAGCTTGTTGGTCACGTTCAAGACCAAACATAAAGTGACACCAGAAGCCGATAGCCCGACTGCCTTTAAAGTGTCTGATTGACACCCGTCCACCCTCTTCGTGAGGCTTGCCCATAGGCGTAGCTAAATGGCTGACCATAATGATGATTATGTTCAAACGCTTGGCGAGTTTGGCGATGTCTGAGGTGATGCGTTCAAGTTCCACACGTTCATCTGTGCCTTGGCCTGTTGCTAAAGCAGTTAGATGGTCTAGGTAAAAGATTTCGATACCTTCAGCATGGTTCATGTACTCGATGTTGGACTTAACTACATCCCACTCGCACACACCAAAGCTGTCATACATGCGCAATCTGTCTGCTTCAGTAAGTTCATCAAGGGCTTTACTTCGTTCTTCTTTTGTCCAATCCCCATCAGGAATATGGAACAATTTACCTGCATGTTTACCTGCAATTCGGATAGCAGTTTCAGTAGGCATTTGTTCTAGGAAGAAGATGCCAACTTGTTGCTCCAACTCATACATGTCGTAAACAATTTGCTGGGTTAAGAAGTCAGTTTTACCAACTCCAGTTCCAGCACCTACGCAATAGACTTCGCCTTTGCGTCTGCCATAAGTTTGGTTGTTCAAGGTGTTTAAGTACCAAGACAATCCCCACTCAACTGGCTTTTCAAGTTCATCACGAATGTCTGCTAGGCTCACAATTCCATCAGGGCGATAGACTTTGGCATTCCAAACAGCCTCAAGAATCTTGCGACTAGAACCTGCCATCAGTGCTTCGTTAGCGTCCTTGTAACCATTGATGGTAGCGACTGCACATTTACCAGCAGGGAACAGTGGAGCGCAAGCAGCGATGGCTTTCTCTCCTGCTTCATCTGCATCAAACATGAGTATTACTTCCTCAAATGCATTGAAGTAAGCGAGGTTAGCTTTGATTGCTTTAGCGGCCCCTGCTGCTCCATTAGGCAGTGAAACCACTGGCCATTTATTGTCTTGAATTTGACTTAATGACATCGCATCAAGTGCGCCTTCAGTGACTACTACCTTCTTACCTTTAGACCAAAGCTTGGTTCCAAACATGGGGGTCTGACTGAAGTCTCCTAGAATAGGAAACTCTTTGTCACCAGTTCTCAGTTGCTGTGCTACTAACTTGCCATCAACATTATGTAATGGACAAATGTGTACAGGCTGGCCCCGATACGAGCCAATCTTGTAACCAAAATGCTTTACCGTTTCTAAGCTAATACCACGTTGCCGTAGCGCAGAGATTTCACCTTGTATTAAATCACTAGCCATACGAGTCCTTGAGCTTTGGGTTGTCTGTTCTCCATCATCATCAGGCCATTCCATCCGGCCACAGCCAGTGCCATAGCAGTAGGCTCGGCCTGATGCATAACGAGTTAGATTGTCACGGGAACCACAGTCTGGGCAGGGTTCACGCCCCACTACAGGGCTGTCGTCATGTTCCCGCATGGTCAGTGAGTTAAACTATATTCAGCGTACTGAGTCTTGTTAACGCCATCTTTCATGGTCGTTGTGACATCTAGTCCACTCTTCCTCAAGGTGTAAACCACAGCAGCAAGGCGTGTGATTCCGTACAAGCCAATCGCTTCAATTGAAGTTAACTTGCGGTTGTTGTTAAGGTGATTAATTACTGTATTGGTTTGGGTCATAATATTTTTTCTCTCAGTTATTGAGTTCATAAGAATGATGAAACGCCCTCAGAATTGAAGGCGTTTGTTTGGGTCTAGCTATGGTGCTACTTTAATAATTTCATCAGCCCACCACTGCTTCACATCGAAGCTTGGGCAGTCTTTAGAAACTTTGGGTAGGTCACGATGGCCTAGAACTTCAGCGTCCGGATACAGTTCCTTTAGACTTTCAACGAGTGATTTGAGAGTCACCCATTGTTCGTCCGTAAAGTTGTCTTCTGAAACATTAACGTCAGTTTCAGTAACACCACCGACCATTGCGATTGCTATAGAATTAGAATTAAAACCACGCGCATGTGCGCCTATGTCCTCAGAGTTACGGCCTTCTTCTAGCCAGCCGTTTCGTCTAATTACGTAGTGGTAACCGATACCGAAAAATCCACGATGTCGATGCCACGCATCTACTTCTACTCTTCCTACGTCCATAGAAGGACGTGTTGCTGTGCAGTGAATTACGATTAATTCTGTACTGCTTCTTTTACTTCTTTTAGCCATGCGTTGGGAATACTCTCCTTTGCATACAGGAATCCGTGTTTCTCGCACCACATTGCGTATGTAGTCCGTGAAGATTTTGAGATTCGCTGCTTTGGGTTTGAGAACACAAATCTGATGTCTAAATCAGGATGCTGTTCTTTTATGAGGATGTGCTTCTGGCGGTCAGCCACCATGAAGCGACCTTTGGTTTCAATAAACATTGTTCCAATCTTGAAGTCCGGAGTGTATGTTGAAATACGAGAAGGTTTTGTGTACTTAATTTTTTCCTCTTCGTAGGTGTACGGGACACCAAGAGCCGTAAGCTCATTAGCAACCCGTACTTCTAGTCCACTGCGAAATCCATACTTCAGTCCAATTTGTTGCTTAGAAAGGGAAGGCTTCATTCGCTTCCTCAGCTTCTTCAGAGAAGCCTTGAGCTTCTGGAGCGACAGTCTGGCTTGCATGGTCATATCCATCTTCATCGTCAAACAAGCTAGTAGCATCACTACCACCAGCTAGTGCTTCAATGACTTGGACTGAACGTAAACGTAGTGATAACCCTGCACCAGCAAGCGATGTGTAGTACGGAATGACTTGAAAGCCAACACGCACAAGTGAGCCATTCCATAGCGGAATCTCTTTGTTGATAGGGTTACGTTTTGCATCAACGACCAGTGGTTTCTGGTCAAACTTGTCACCATTTTTTGTGGTGACTTTGGCTTTGAGCTTTAGCTTGATAGTGACATCACCAGTTTCTTGGTTGACCACATAAGGGTCAGTAACACGAAGCTTGTCTCGTGTCTTTCCGGTTTCGTCTAATGCTGACTTAATGGCTAACTCATGGGCTGCATCTAACATCGACATGATGTCTGTAGCGTCTGCGTTATCCATAATTAGTTTGGTTCCAAATTCACCATCTACATTGAATTTAGTATCTGGCTTCCATAACTTCGCCCATTCAGTCCGACCTTTTGGTGAGATGTGCATTGGCAGTTTGTTGGATTTCTTCTTTACTTGGGTCATATAATTTCCTATATGTTAGGTGCGTATAAACGCTATTAGTTAATGTGTTTTGCGATAAATTCATCGAGAATTACGCCTTGCTCCATGAGCTTGGCAGCTAGGTCAAGAGGCAATGGTTCACCTGCTTGTAAAAGGCGAGCAGCAAGTGCTTGCTCTGCGGTAAGGTCTTTAATAGTTAGTCTCCATATACAAGAAACCCCTCGGAATTGAGGGGCTTGGTTTGGGTCTGGCTATGGTGCAACTTTAATAATTGCTGCTCCAAAACAGCCTTGCGTTATCAACACTAATGTTTCTTTCACATACACTTATATGTTGCGAGTTATACATTGTTGTTGATTGGTTTATTTCAGGCAAAAGAATAGCGTGATTCTAGTGCTACATGCCTTTCCAAACTGCCCTTTGATGGGGGCAAAGGTAAGTCATCAACGTCTTCTGGCAGAAGCTGTCTGCGTAACTCCAGATATAGGTCATGCACTACATCTGATGTTTCATACATCTCAACCATTGCTTCTCTGATGATACCTCCAAAGCGTCCAGTGTCAGCACAGTGAGTTCCAAAGCTGTCATGGATTAACATGAACGCATCAATGCCCTCTTGTTTTGCCCTTGCAACGCAAAGCTGAAGGTGGGCTGCATCCCAAGAGTGAACCACGTTGGGGGCCATACCCTGACTAGATTTCCGACTACATATCTGGTCTGTTTCCTTGCTCATTGTCATAAAGACGAGCGTACCATGTATGTTGGTCTTAACTCTGTGTGAGTCAGTGTTGTAGTAAGACTGAACAACAGGAAAACCTAAAGGTGTAGTCCAACGAACTGGCATGGTTTGTTTAGAGCCATCCTGCATTGTGAACTTAGTTTTAGCCACCTTGTTCGCAGTAGACGTTAACCATTCCATAAGCATAGCTGGACGTTTAACTGTATCAACCACAGCATCCCAGAGGTGACGAGAAACATAATTGGCTGCACGATAACCATCATCGTATGAGAATGGAAAATCCTGGCATGTATTAACACACTCACGCTTCAGTGGGCGCATCACATCTTCGATGATTTGCTCCTTAAATCCATACTGTTTAGAGCCGTATGAATAGGTCATTACGCTTCGCTTTGCCTCCTTGCGTCCAAAGCCGTATTTAAGCCATTCTAAGGCCAGTTCAGTATAGTTAGGTACTCTTACCCCCATGTTGTTTAGGACAGGCTCACCCCAATGCTCGAAGGGCTGCTGTGAGTCTTCAATTAGCTTCTTTACTACCTTATCAGCTACGATTTGATATACATCTTGAGGTTGCTCATTTGGTATGAGGTTCACACTCTTGGCAGTAGTCTTGCACTTCATTGCCATAGCTAAATGTTGAAGACCTGAACAGCTTCCGTCCATTGATGCAGGGATGTGAGATACGAATGAGTCTCCTTGCTCTAGGAAACCCTGCCACTCCATCGCAGCAGCCATGAATAGAAAAGGCTTGTCTGCATCTACCCACTTCCGGTTTTCCCAAGGATTAGCTACGCAGTCCATTATCCAATTTTCATTGTCCATAACCCACTGCACTCGCTCTTCAAATGAGCATTTGCTTATCTTACCGAAGTCACCCACGTTGGCTAAATGAATAGCTAACCACTTCCAACCATCTTTGCCCAAGGCTTTACCCTTAGCAAACTGGAGCGTGGCTTTCATTTCATCCGGCCCCATACAGTTGTATGAACTGACACTGTAAACACGTCCACGAAAGTCTAACTGATAGCCAAAGAAAAATTCATCGTACTGACTAAATTCAGCAGCAGTTTTAAGCATCGAAGTAAATGCAAACTTTTTAGAGTCCATTACACGATTGCCTACGTCTACTCTGTTTCGCTCCTGTGCAAAGGCAGCCTTTTCTTGTCTCGTTGCCTCATCAAACGATTTCAAAGGCGCAGGTTGTGGTTCTTTCTCCATTGTAGGTATTGAGCTACACCATTTAACTTGGTTTTCGTACATCTCGTTCATCAGTTTAAGAATAGGCTTATTGACCGACCACGCTGTCTTCTGCATTGCATTGACTGCATAAAGCACCACGTCAATGTCACTATTTTTTAGTTCATCAAAGTAAGCTTTGCTGTTGGTCTTAACAAATTTAACAGGTCGATTATGACGAGTGTAATAGACACCATTGGTCAAGTTAGACAAATTCCAATCACGAGGCTCAATAATCAGAGGCTTATACATTGGTGAGGTAAGTCCAGCTTTTTCACATCGCTGGGAAATCCAATCTAGTGTCTCTTGGGTTGCTACAAGACGCTTAACTGTCTTTCGTTTACCTTTAGACTCTGTGACAATCTGGACTAAACCCACAGTCTCCATAAGGATTGTTAAAAGCTTTGCACCAATCTGAAGAACAGCATTGTTGTCCCAATCTTGCCATGCTTGGACATTACCTTTTGATGCTTCATCCACCATGCCTGAAATAAGAGCAAGTCGCCT